GGTCATAGTTGGCAAAGTACCAGGCATCTTTTCGTGTCACCCACATGCTGTACTGCACCTGGGCCATGTAAGCCGATTTTATGGCCTCGAAACCACCGAGCCGGAACTTCATGAAATCCCGGGAGGTAAACGGGCATTTCAGCTCAAGGCCGTTGCCGTCACTGCATAAACCATCGGGAGAGCAGGCGGTGCGCATACTTTCGTCGCGATAGATGATCGGGGATTCAGTAACATTCACGCCGGAAGTGAACTCAAAGAGGGTTCTGGCGTCGTTCTCGTACTGTTTTCCCCAGGCCAGAGCCTTAGCGTTAACTTCCGGAGCCTACACCGGTGCAAACCTCAGCCAGCAGGGTGTGGAAGTAGGACATTTTCATGTCAGGCCACTTCTTTCCTGATCGGGGTTTTGCTATTACGTTGTGAATTTCTGAAGCTGTGATGACGCCGAGCCGTAATTTGTGCCACGCATCATCTCCCTGTTCGACAGCTCTCACGTCGATCCCAGTACGCTGCAGGATAATGTCCGGTGTCATGCTGCCACCTTCTGTTCAGTGGCTTTTTGTTTCAGGAATCCAAGAGCTTTTACTGCTTCGGCCTGTGTCAGTTCTGACGATGCACGAATGTCGCGGCGAAATATCTGGGAACAGAGCGGCAATAAGTCGTCATCCCATGTTTTATCCAGGGCGATCAGCAGAGTGTTAATTTCCTGCATGGTTTCATCGTTAACCGGAGTGATGTCGCGTTCCGGCTGACGTTCTGCAGTGTATGCGGTATTTTCGACAATGCGCTCGGCTTCATCCTTGTCATAGATACCAGCAAATCCGAAGGCGAGACGGGCACACTGAATCATGGCTTTATGACGTAACATCCGTTTGGGATGCGACTGCCACGGCCCCGTGATTTCTCTGCCTTCGCGGGTTTTGAATGGTTCGCGGCGGCATTCATCCATCCACTCGGTAACGCAGATCGGATGATTACGGTCCTTGCGGTAAATCCGGCATGTGCAGGATTCATTGTCCTGCTCAAAGTCCATGCCATCAAACTGCTGGTTTTCGTTGATGATGCGGGACCAGCCATCAACGCCCACCACCGGAACGATGCCGTTCTGCTTATCAGGGAAGGCGTAAATTTCTTTCGTCCACGGATTAAGGCCGTACTGGTTGGCGACGATCAGCAATGCGATGAACTGCGCATCGCTGGCATCACCTTTAAATGCCGTCTGGCGAAGAGTGGTGATCAGTTCCTGTGGGTCGACAGAATCCATGCCGACACGTTCAGCCAGCTTCCCAGCCAGCGTTGCGAGTGCTGTACTCATCCGTTTTATACCTCTGAATCAATATCAACCTGGTGGTGAGCAATGGTTTCAACCATGTACCGGATGTGTTCTGCCATGCGTTCCTGAAACTCAACATCGTCATCAAACGCACGGGTAATGGCTTTTTTGCTGGCCCCGTGGCGTTGCAAATGATCGATGCATAGCGATTCAAACAGGTGCTGGGGCAGGCCTTTTTCCATGTCGTCTGCCAGTTCTGCCTCTTTCTCTTCACGGGCGATCTGCTGGTAGTGACGCGCCCAGCTCTGAGCCTCAAGACGATCCTGAATGTAATAAGCGTTCATGGCTGAACTCCTGAAAATGGCTGTGAAAATATCGCCCGCGAAATGCCAGGCTGATTAGGAAAACAGGAAATGGGGTTAGTGAATGCTTTTGCTTGATCTCAGTTTCAGCATTAATATCCATTTTTTATAAGCGTCGACAGCTTCACGAAACATCTTTTCATCGCCAATAAAAGTGGCGATAGTGAATTTAGTCTGGATAGCCATAAGTGTTTGATCCATTCTTTGGGACTCCTGGCTGATTAGGTATGTCGATAAGGCGTTTCCATCCGTCACGTAATTTACGGGTGATTCGTTCAAGTAAAGATTCGGAAGGGCAGCCAGCAACAGGCCACCCTGCAATGGCATATTGCATGGTGTGCTCCTTATTTATACATAACGAAAAACGCCTCGAGTGAAGCGTTATTGGTATGCGGTAAAGCCGCACTCAGGCGGCCTTGATAGTCATATCATCTGAATCAAATATTCCTGATGTATCGATATCGGTAATTCTTATTCCTTCGCTACCATCCATTGAAGGCCATCCTTCCTGACCATTTCCATCATTCCAGTCGAACTCACACACAACACCATATGCATTTAAGTCGCTTGAAATTGCTATAAGCAGAGCATGTTGCGCCAGCATGATTAATACAGCATTTAATACAGAGCCGTGTTTATTGAGTCGGTATTCAGAGTCTGACCAGAAATTATTAATCTGGTGAAGTTTTTCCTCTGTCATTACGTCATGGTCGATTTCAATTTCTATTGATGCTTTCCAGTCGTAATCAATGATGTATTTTTTGATGTTTGACATCTGTTCATATCCTCACAGATAAAAAATCGCCCTCACATTGGAGGGCAAAGAAGATTTCCAATAATCAGAACAAGTCGGCTCCTGTTTAGTTACGAGCGACATTGCTCCGTGTATTCACTCGTTGGAATGAATACACAGTGCTTATTCGTACTAATAAAATACCCAATTTTCTGTTTCTTGGTTGTGTCCAAAGTTATATTCAATATCTGGTGTTGATGTATCAATATTCTTCATACCATCAACAAGAGTTGATACAACAGCCAAATCTTGTTTGATTCTCATTAAATGGTATTTCTTCCGGCGCAATAAACTTTCAATGGCAAGTTTCTTCGTTGGGAATGCAAAAGATCTTTCTGCATTTTTTGCTACTTTCTTAATTGCATATCTATTTCTCCTTTGTTTCCATTCCTGTAACCACTGATTTGGTGCTGGTTTAAAATTAACAATCCAATGCGCAGGAACCAACCATGCATAATGCTCTGTCTGATGAAAAGCTATATATTGAAGTGCGAATATTTTTATCCCATCTTCTTCAACTGTCGCCTGGAATCTCCAGAAAACAGGCATTCCATCATGTTCAGTTTCTGATTCAGGAAAAGGTACGCTCCATGATTTTGTCATATCTCACCTCAAATAAGTGGTTTGCTGCCTAATTTCATTTTCTGGCGACCAACACAAGTCACCTCGCCGTCAGTTGTTTTGATTTCCGGTAGCCTGCCGCGTAAATGGCTACGTTTGGAAGACATACACCAGTTTCTGGTTGCTTATGTCCAAACTCATTCGCGTACACAATGGCCGCTCGCTCCAGATTGCGTCTGTATTCTTTCTGTTGCCAGATCACGTCCTGTGCCATGAACTTAATTGGCTTAGCGTCTTCTATGCGCTCAGGCGTTTCGTGAGTACCTTTAGCCTGAATCTGCGCTCTGCTTAGAGTAGGGCGGTGTAATACTTCTGAACTTATTGCTTCTTCGCGGGCCAGTACGCCGTTAGCTAATGCCTTTGCCTTTAAACGCTCACGACGACGAGAACGTGAATTGCCTTTGAACTGAGTTCTGCGTGTCATATAGACCTCCTGATGAACTTTGGTGGTGTGGTAGGTGGGAGACCCATTTCGACCTGTTTCGGCCTACTTCAATTCGGCAATAGTCCCGCAGGCCTCGCCGCTTTACGTGCGACATATTCCCGTCCATGAACCCTTCACCACACCCCAAAGTTCACTTTGGTTATTGCGCTTTGTCAGCGCCGTAGATTCATATTCGAATCGTTGTATATTCACCGCCCTGGTGAGTAATGCGTCCTGCTGACGACGATAATAATGAACCAATAGTTCGACATTATCAAGAACTATTGGTACGAATTTTGGTGATTTATTAACTCTACGAAGTATGATTCTGATATATAAGGAAATTTATTTTTGAAAATGTGGCTGATGAAGGTTATGCGGCAGGGATCATAACTGCATGGTTTAGCGAGTTACATCAATAAATACAATTGGTTATGTTTTTTAGGTGGGCGAACGTGAGGCAAAGAAAACCCGGCGCTGAGGCCGGGCTAGATTTTAAAGTATTTATCTTTTAGAGATGTAGATGTAAAACTTTTCGCCTTTGAAAATTTTTTGTCATCAGAAGGGCTTATGAACTCATCTTTTTTGTAGGGAACCGCTAATGCTGCATCACGTCTGCGAGGCAGCTTGCTTACTTCCTCGCGCTTTTTCATGATCAGTTATCCTTTAATAACCTATACAGTTTTGTAGGGGTACATCCTGAGGATATTGTTAAGTTCGTAGCACGCCTTTTCCGCCCATCATCGTATAAACGAAAACCAGTAGTAGACGAATTTTCTGCGTCAAAAACTATAGACAGTATAGCGTCCCCAGACTTTTTTTGCCATTCGCATGTGCCGTTAGTTGGTTTCGTCATCTGTAGACGCCAGTCAAGAACGCCATCACTTATAGCTGAGAGATCGTTTAGTACATCTAGTACGGATTGATATCTTTCATTTGGATCTACATGAATGCATTTGTTCACTATTGTTATTAATTTTTTATGTATATGGGGAGGATACTCTTTTAATGGATAGCAGCCATTAATTATCGACTCTCTGAGTTGTTCAATCGTGCTAAATGCAGATCTTTCTCTTTCAAAATTATCATGTCCAACACACATTCTATATATGGTTAATCCTGCCTGATATATGTCATATGTGAAATTATAATCATTTGTTGATAAAGAAAAATATTCCGGTGGCACATGAAAATGATATCCAAACTCAGGCGCAGCTCTCGATTCCTCATTGACTAACTGAGATAATCCAAAGTCAGATAGCATGGCCTCATTTCTGTTTGATATCATAATGTTATTAGGTTTTATATCAAAATGCATAAGACCTTTTGAGTGTATATGATAAAGTCCACTTAAAAATTGAATGGAATACCGTATTATCTCCCTGCTTGTAAGATTATTTTTTTTCATTAATTGGTTTAGCGAACCATTATGATAAAATGGCATGGCTATATAGATATTGCTCTCACATTGAGCAGCATACTGAACTTGCACAATATTTGGATGTGCATGTTTATAGAGAAGCCTTGCTTCATTAAAGTAGTCGTCGTGGTTAGTGTTTTCTTTTTTTCTATTTCTTTAATCACCAAGTCATGAGCTAGGTGTCTGTCATGAGCCAGATATACTTTTGAAAAACAACCCTGTTCTTCTAGATCACTAATCCATTCGAATTCTACATCAGCTCTTTTGTATGGAGTTAGCATCCCCTTACCTCCGCAGATAGTGCAGCCAAAACAGCTTCATTTGTTTCAGTTGTAAAACCAGAATTATCGATTCCATTTATATTGCGGTGTGACTTCAATATTTCTTTATACTCGATCTCTGTTAGGTTCAATGATGATTTCATGCCAGATTTTCTAATAGTGTAATATTTTCTTACATCACTGCTTGAAAATGCTTCTTGAATAACAGCTTCTATATAAAGGCGGTCAATGCTAAGATTATCAGAGTTTGATTCAGTAACGCGTATGGCAGCTAATTCAACATTATATAAATTAAGAATGTCGAGGATGTTATTTCTCACATACTTTAATTTTTCTGGTGTGTCTAAGGTCGAAGGTATTTTAATAACATCAACACATTTGAGTGCAGACTCATTAGTGCAATATACAACAAAAGATGTAACTTTGGGCGCCGCTCTAACACCTAGTATTCTCATTTTTTATATCCTATTTTAGAATCAGGCCGCATCTCTGCGACCATCCATCATCCAAACGTCTCTTCACTCATCCGAAGAAGCAGCAATCCGGGTTAGCACGCACAAGCTCAAGCGCATCAGTCAGCGAAAGTTCAGTACTGTACTGATGCCATTTCATATCCTTCCGCATCCAATAGATTTTCCATCTATCCAGAGAACGTATGTACTTGATTCTTGCTGATGGCAGGATGTTTGTTTCACCTGGATTGCCCTGCCACACGGGGCGCTGTTCGCCGATATCTATCGTTTGGTCATTGATGCTATAAACAATATCCAGTTCATTGCGGATATGTTCAGGCGGCCTTATGCTTTCAATGAATTGGTGAACTTCTTTTTTACTGCTTGATATTCAAGGTCATTGAACGCCATCTATCCTCCTTACCCAAACGTCTCTTCAGGCCACTGGTTACCAGCTATGTGACGATGAAGTCACGAACTTTTCAGCCACTCCCTTGCCTCGATGTCATCCAGATGGCGAGATTGCTTCAGAATACCAGCTACATACTCCACCTTTGCTACTTGATGATAAGGCAACGTTATAGGCCTGTGATCCTGGTTAATGCTTGTAAATTGGTATTCTCCATCTCTGTCATAGCCAAGAACCTTAATCATGTTGTGTCCTTCAACGGTTCTGACAAACACCTCATCACCCGGGAATACTTTGGTGTTAGGCTCAATGAGTACATATTCTCCTGATTTTATTCTGGGCCACATGCTGTCTCCTTTCACACGAAGACCAAAGGCATCTGGATCATCGCTATAAATTTTGAGCCACCCATCGCGCTCTTCGGTCATCTCGATGGCACCATCAACACCAAGAATTGCCTCACCAACCACGCGCACTAACCCTTTTTTTAATTTGCCAACAAATGAAAGAGTATCTTCATCATTCGCTCCATTTAACGAAGTGCCGTGCTGAAGCCAAACAACATCAACGTTTAGAAATTTCGCAAGCGCATTCATTTTTTCCTGACGCGGTAAAGACTCAGCATTAAACCATTTGCTAACGCCTTTGGACGAAAGAGAAAGGGCACGGGCTATAGCCATTCCCCTACCATGTTCATCAAGACCAGCTTCTTTACAGGCTTGCGCTAGCCGCTGGGCGAATTCTTTGCGCACTTTTTCATTCTGAACCATGAGTACGATACTAAAGCACTTGCAAAAACTTTCAGTTCAACCATAATACGTACTGAAAGTACGAAAAAGGATATTCCTATGCAAAATCTTGATGAGCCGATTAAAGGTGTCGGCATCCCTGAAGTTGCGAAGGCTTGTGGAGTTAGCGAAAGGGCTGTCTATAAGTGGCTCAAAAACGGCTTCCTCCCTAAGACTGAGTTTTTTGGGAAAACTAAATACGCATCAAAAATCGAAGAGATTTCTGGTGGCAAATATCAAGCAAGCGAAATGCTTGAAATAAGCAAAAAGAACCTTCTGGCTGCATAAGTAACACCGCTATTTTCACAATGGACATTCGTCCTACGTCGCTGACAAAGCGAGTCCCAATATATCTGACCAACTAAGGCCATATGCGTTTCCACGCATACCTTTCAACTAACTATTCACTATTGGAAATCTTAAGAAATGGAACAAACAAGTTACAGCAAACTATCCCAGCGTGACGTTGATCGCGCAGAAACTGATTTACTCATCAACCTGTCAACGCTTACCCAGCGTGGTCTGGCAAAGATGATTGGCTGTCATGAATCGAAGATAAGCAGAACGGACTGGAGGTTTATTGCTTCGGTCTTGTGTGCTTTCGGAATGGCATCAGACATCAGTCCGATTAGCAGGGCTTTTAAGTATGCGCTTGATGGACTCACCAATAAAAAACGCCCGGTGTGCAAGACCGAGCGTTCTGATCAAATACAAATGGAATTTTAACAACATCCAACGAGGTAATTATATGCGAAAAACGCAGGAAAATAAACGCGTTAATCACCGAAAAGATGTGCTACGTGACCAGTTTTATCAGGGGGTTAATCCAGCAATAGCTGTGCCACTGAGAGAAATACTTAACAGGTACAAAACTTCGGAGAAGTCAAAATGAGCATGAATCTTATGGCTAAGGCCATGAATATAAAGGTTGGCAACCCACTGAGAAAACTGGTTCTGATTAAACTTGCCGATAACGCCAATGATAATGGCGAATGCTGGCCTTCATATCAACATGTCGCTGACCAGTGTGAGGTGAGCAGATCGACAGTAAAAAGTCACATTAGGGCACTGGAAGAGATGGGGCTTTTGAAAAGGGAATTCAGAAGAAAAGGAGAGCTTAACCAGTCAAACGTTTTTTATCTGACGCTGGATAATGCACAACAAATCCAACCAGAATCAGGTGGGGCAGGAGCTGCCCGGGGTGGGGCAGGAGCTGCCCTAGGGGGTGGGGCAGGAGCTGCCCCCAGAACCTATCACTCTTTTGAACCAGTCAATGAACCTAAAAACATTATGTTCGAACATGTCCGAACAGAGTGTGAAAAAACTCCTGACCGTCACGAAGAAACCGACAAGGCATTCGAGGAAATATTCTGGTGTGCAGGCATGCGGAAAGCCGGGAAGAAAAACGCAGCTTCAGCATTCAGAACACAGTTCAGGGAATGGCGTAAAACTACCAGGGGGACGGCAAGCGAGTTTGCCACGATGCTGGCAGAAGACATTGCGTGCAGGCTCGGTAAGCAGTTCGGGTTCGACAGGTTGTTACCATCGAGCTACCTGAACGGTCAACGCTGGAACGACGAGAAGCCAGAAACTATTCAACCACAATCCAAACCATCATCCGCAATCACCGTATCGAAAACTGGCTACGTGTTTTTCGACAGGTGAACCATGAAATCCAGAATCAAATCGTTACTTATCGCTGGCTATAACCATGGCTGGCTTAGTTCTGCATTCGTTGAGTTCTGGTTTAACCGTCTCGATCTGAGGTCAGCGTAATGACTCCAAGTGAACTGAGCGACCTGCTTTGGGCGCAGGTTGACAGGGTGGCTCCGCACCTGTTGCCAAACGGCAAGAAAGAGGGGCATGAGTGGGTTGCCGGTAACGTCAACGGTGACAAGGGAAACAGCCTTAAGGTCAACATTAGCGGCAAGAAAAAATGGGCTGATTTCGCTGAGGGAGACGGCGGTGACATGCTTGATTTGTGGATGGCATGTCGTGGAATTAACCTGCATCAGGCTATGCAGGAAGCGAAAGCATTTCTCGGTATCAAGGATGACGATCACCATTTCGATGCCAAACGTGAGAAAAAATTCTCCAGACCTGACCGCAAGAAAATCGCCCGCTACGTTACCAGAACAGAATCCCATCTTGAGTACCTGCAATCGCGTGGCATATCGCCAGAAATCGTAAAGCGCTACGAGGTTGTCAGCGGCAAGGTGTGGAATGGAGAGCGGGAACTGGATGCTCTGGTGCTTCCGTACAAACGCGATGGTGAGTTGTTGCAGGTCAAGCGAATCAGCACTGAGCGCCCGGACGGGAAGAAAGTCATTATGGCAGAAGGTGATTGCGAACCTTGTCTGTTCGGATGGCAGGCTCTGGACGCTGGCGTGAGGGCGGTTGTACTTTGCGAAGGCGAAATTGATTGTATGAGCTATGCGCAATACGGCATCTCGGCGTTATCCGTGCCGTTTGGTGGCGGGAAAGGCGCTAAGCAGCAGTGGATTGAGTTTGAGTATCACAACCTCGACAGGTTTGAGGAAATATTCATCTCGATGGACGTTGATGATGTTGGTCGTGAAGCCGCAAGGGAAATCGCAAGCCGACTCGGTGAACATCGTTGCCGTCTTGTTACTCTGCCGTACAAAGACATCAACGAATGCCTGATGAACGGTGTTACCGAGGATGAAATCTGGCAGTACATCGGCACGGCATCCTATTTCGATCCTGAAGAACTCTACAGTGCGCGAGAGTTTTACCAGGACACTATCAACGCTTTCTACGGCAAGAAGCAGTATCTGTTTAATCCACCGTGGGAATCTCTGGCAGATAAATTCCAGTTCCGTGAGGCCGAGTTGACGCTGGTCAATGGTGTGAACGGTCACGGAAAGGCATGCCCACTGAATGAGCCTATTCTTTTAGCTGATGGGACATGGACTACTCACGGGGATGTAAAAATTGGCGATCAGGTGGCGTCAGTAGACGGCAATCCGTCAACTGTCACTGGGATATTCCCGCAGGGTGTTAGAGATGTTTACCGAGTCACATTTGAAGATGGTCGTTATGTTGATTGCGCAGGCGATCACCTATGGGAGGTCACTAGTCGTGGATTCACGAAAGGCGAGAAACGCCGCGTGATTGACACCTTCGAGCTGAAGCGGTTGAGTGAAACGAAGAGGCACAAAAATGGCGTTAGGATTCCTGAAATAACTGGTGACTTTGGCGACCACTCAGAGCCATTAGCATGGGTTATCGGCTCCCTTCTCGGGGATGGTAGTCTTAGCAATGGGAGCGTGAAGTTTTCAAACGTCGAGCCATACATGATCGAGCGTATGAAGGCTGAACTGCCTGATTACAACTTCTCTGGAGATGGTAAGGACTGGCTGATATCAACGGCGCGTGGTCAGGCAAATCCACTCATGGAGACCCTGCGAGGTTATGGACTAATGGGGTGCACAGCAAAAAACAAATTCATCCCTCGTGTGTTTTTTTCCGCAAATAAATCAACGCGTATAGGCATGCTGTGTGGTCTGCTTGAAACGGATGGGTATGTCGAGAAGGATGGAACGCTTGTTTTTTCCTCAGCAAGTGAAGAACTGCGCAATGGGGTTGTTCAACTGGTTAACTCACTCGGCGGGTCATGCCGGACGCGAGTTAAAACTGGCGTGACATACACATACAAGGACGATAAGCGGCATGGGATGGATTCATACGAGGCAAGAATCAGACTGACAAGAGAAATCAGGGAGGCCATCCGTTCACCACGACTCAATGGCAGATTAACTGCGCATCGATTCGAGGGCTGTGGGGTATTCGTCAGGAATGTTGAAAAAATCGGCAATGCAGAATGCTTGTGTATTATGGTCGATCACCCTCGCCACCTGTATGTAACCAGGGGATATGTGGCGACGCATAACACCGAGGTTGTCGGGCATATGGCACTTGAGGCAATGCGTCAGGGTGTGAAGACGTGCATCGCGTCACTTGAGCTGAAGCCTGGTATTCTCCTTAAGCGCCTTACCCGTCAGGCGACGTGCTGCAAGATGCCGCCAGTGCTGGAAATTGACTCTGCATTTAAATTTTATGACGAAAGACTTTGGGTGTTTGGCCTGACCGGAACGGCGAAAGCCGACAGGCTGATCGAAATATTCGACTACGCTCGCCGCCGATACGGTATCCAGTTATTCATCATCGACAGCCTGATGAAATGTGGCATAGGCGACGATGACTATAACGGGCAGAAGGCGTTTGTTGACTCGATTTGCGACTTCAAAAACAAAACAAACTCCCACGTCATTCTCGTTACTCACTCGCGAAAAGGAGACAGCGAAGAAAAACCAACCGGGAAAATGGACGTAAAAGGCTCTGGAGCGATAACAGACCTGACAGACAACCTTTTCATCATCTGGCGTAACAAGGCTCGCGAGAGAGCGTTACAGAGAGTTCAGAGTGGTGAAAAGATGTCAGAGAAGGACGAACAGCTACTGGCATCTCCGGCATCTGTTTTGATGCTTGAAAAACAACGTAACGGCGAAGGTTGGGAAGGTGGTGTCCCGTTGTTCCTTGACGAGCAATCGCACCAGTTCCTGCAACTTGAATCAGGATCGCCATATAGCTACATCGCCAATATGCCGAAATCGGAATATGACGAGGCGTGGCGACAGGAAAACGTGACGGAGTATTAAATGAATAAAAAACAATTAGCCATTCTCGAAAAGGCATGGGATGCACAAATATCATACGCTTTGAAAGAACAGGCACTACCAATAATCCAGACCAAATCGAAAATAGCCAGGCAGTTATGCGATGGCGGATTCCTGAACGAAGTTGAGATTACGCGCCAGATGGTAACGTTCAAAGGGTATGAGATAAATCATCATGGTATAGCAGCGTATTGTTCCCATCTTCCTGATGACGTTGACATTGATGAAATGGAAGGGGAGATGAAGCAATGACCATCTACATCACTGAGCTTGTAACAGGCCTGCTGGTAATCGCAGGCCTTTTTATTTGGGGGAGAGGGATTGGAGGCTTTAAGAAATGAGTACGATAGCTGAGCTTGTCAGGGCTAATTTTCGTGAAGAGTTGGTGCGTTGGTATCGGTATCGTTCATCGTCCAGTTTGCCGCTTGATGAGTTGTATGAGCATTCACCTGCCGCACGACGCTATCCGCGTGACCGTGTTCTTCGACGGTTGTTCAAACTCAACAATGAGTTTCAGCGCAACAGAATTATCCGGAGTCTGGATTTAAAGTGAAGGAGTGAGCATGAGCGACCTATCATTAACCCAGCCAAAGCTAAAAGAATGTCCGTTTTGCGGCGGTAATGCTCGTCTGTGGGTTGAGGCCGGAATAAATATTGATGTGTGGGGCTATGCAGAATGTGACCTCTGTGAAGCCAGGGGGGCATGGGCACCATCAGTTGCTGCGGCGGCT